TTAAGTGATTTGCTTGATATACCATCTAGTATAGATGATTTATCTGACGTAGATATTAGCACAACTGCACCAACAAATGATCAAGCATTAGTGTGGGATGGAACAAACTTTGTACCTGGTGATGTTGTAGCAGATGTGGCTATGAATGATCTCACAGATGTTAGTACAGCAGGTATATCTGATGGTCAAGCTATAATTTATCAAGCATCAACTTCTAGCTTTATTGCAGGTGATGCGGGAGAAGTATATACCGCAGGCACAAATATATCAATAAATTCTAGTAATGAAATATCTGCAACTAATACTACATATTCAGCTGGTCAAGGTATTGGTTTAAGTGGTACTACATTTAGTGTTGCTGCTGGTAGTGGTTTAACACAAGAAACTAATGGTTTAGCAATGTCCGGGGCTTACACTGGTAACTTTACACTTACTGGTGCCTTTACTGCGACAGGAGATATTACTGCATTTGGAACATCTGATGAAAGATTAAAGACTAATGTTTCTGTAATTGATAATGCTTTAGATAAGATAAATAAAATTTCTGGATATACATTTAACTGGAATGAATTAGCGGAAGATAAAGATCAAACTCTTAGAGAGGCTGGAGTTTTAGCCCAAGAAGTTGAAGAAGTATTACCAGAAGTTACTACAACAAGAGAAGATGGGTATAAAGCTGTTAGGTATGAAAAATTGGTTCCATTGTTAATTGAAGCAATTAAAGAACTTTCCGAAAAAGTTGAAAGACTTGAAAGGGAAAAATAATGCCATTTGTACCAAACACCGGAGCCATATCATTTAATAATGATATAGAAGATGTATTTGAAGATCAGTCAACTCCTGCAATGAGTTTATCAGAGTTTTATAGAAATGGAACTAATGTTCAAACAGCTGTTACAGCAGGAAACGTTGATACTAGTTCAGTAGTTACCTCTGGTATACCTACAAGCGGCCAGATTAGTTTTAGCGATTTTAGAAATCAAGGATTTAATATTATAGCGGCATCGGCAGTATTTGATAGAAGTAATGTTACACTTGGTTCAAATGTTACTTTTACTGTACCAGCCAACGTCTACCAAATATCTGCTGTTTGTGTAGGCGGCGGTGGAGGCGGAGGAGGTAATTCATCTACTTCAGCCACTGCAGCATCTGCCGGCGGTGGAGGCGGTCTAGTCTATGGTAATATTTCAGTATCTCCAGGTGATACTTTTACTATAGTGGTTGGTGCGGGTGGTGCTGGTGGAACAAGCTCTGGAGCAAATGGATCTGATGGTGGGGATACTTATATTCTTAACTCGAGTGGTTCTACAAGACTAATTGGATACGGTGGTGGCGGTGGTCAGACTGATGCAAGCAATAATACTTCTGGTGGTGCTGGTGGTTTAAGCGGAGGCTTTAATAAAACGAGCGGAGGTACTGGTGGCCGCGGCGGTGCTAGTTCAACATCTAGCCCACATAAATCTCCAGGTGGTGGTGGTGCAGGTGGTTATGGTGGTTCTGGTGGTAATGGTTGGCATGCAGATGGATCTCCGCAAGCTGCTAATGGCAGTGCAGGTGGTGGGGCAGGTGGCTCAAGAACATCGTCAAGTTCTTCAAACAATGGGTTCCCAGAAGATTTTCAAGCTGGTGGCGCTACTGGATTATACGGTTTAGGCGATAATGGCTTGAAAGGAACAAGTGCACCGCTTGGTGTACATGTGCAATACTCAAGACACGGAGGCAATTATCTTACCGCCAGTTCTGGATATACTGGTCCGTTAGGACCATCAAGCGGTGAAGGTTCGATAACTCCACCAACTTCTGGTTCAGCTAATCATCCATCATTTAGTGGTCAAGCTGCTTCACCTGGCGGTGGTGGTGCTGGTATTATTCAAAGTACTATTGGCCATGGACAAAAAGGCGGTGATGGGGCTGTAAGAATTATTTGGGGCAATCAAAGTAATGGAAATACAAGGCAATATCCCGATTTTGATGATGTATCGGGCGATTAAAAGTCAAAAACTTAATTTATATAAATAATCTAAAATATGGAGAATAATTATGGATGATGAATTAAATAATGTAACAGATGTTTCAGACGAAAACATCGAAAGTGTTGAAGATATTGATACAGTAGATACGTCTGCTGAAGAAGATACAAGTGATGAACCAGAAGTAGAACTAGATCCAATTGAAGCAATGATATCATCTATTGAGGATAAAGATTTTGTAAATTCTTCAAATATTTTTAATGATCTAGTTGCTGATAAACTATCAGATGCTATTGATAATAAAAGAATTGAATTGGCTAATAGATTATATAATAATGCACCTGAAGAAGAGAAGTAGACACAGAAGTAGACATGGAAGTAGAAGTAGAAGATGAAGTCGTTTAAAACTTTAAGAGCCAGCTTAGAAGAATCTAAGAAAATGAAAGTTAAAGGCATTACAATTGAGATTGTAAAGGTCAAAAATAAGTTTCAGGCTAAAGTTGATGGTGACGTTTTAGATACTTATGCTTCAGAAAAAGAAGCTGAAAAAATGGCGAAAGAATTCGTCAAACAGTATAAAGGATAAAACTATGAAGCTTATTGCGGAATACAATGATCAAGAACTATCTTATGTTACCGAAGAGGTAGATGAGAGTGGTAAGAAAAACTATGTGATCGAAGGTATCTTCGCACAAGCTGAAAGTAAGAATAGAAACGGCAGAATCTACCCTAGAGGTATTATGGANTCTGCAGTTCATAAATTTGCNACNGAACAGGTNGCAACTAAGAGAGCNGTTGGAGAGTTAAATCATCCAGAAGGACCAACTGTTAACTTAGATAAGGTTTCNCATCGCATTACCGAGATGACTTGGGAAGGAAATAATGTGATGGGGAAAGCGCTTATATTAGATACTCCAATGGGAAACATTGTAAAAGGTCTCCTCGATGGTGGTGTTCAACTAGGCGTTTCAACTCGTGGTATGGGAAGTCTTGAGAATCGTAATGGGACAATGTATGTAAAGGAAGACTTTATGTTAAACACTGTCGACATTGTACAAGATCCATCTGCTCCAGAAGCTTTCGTTAATGGGATTATGGAAGGTGTAGAGTGGGTTTGGAACAATGGTGTTATTCAACCTCAAGATATTGAAGAAATTGAGACTGAAATTAAAAAAGCTCCGCGTGCTGATATGCATTTAGTGCAGGAACGTGAGTTTAAGAATTTCCTCTCGTTGCTCAAATAAAAGAGGAGTCAAACATGACTGATCAAGTACAAGACCAGGAAGTTGAGCTCGATGAAGCAGCGGAAGTTGTGGACGAAGCTCATGATCCTAAGAATGCAGAAGCTCAATCTGTAGCATCAGTAGATGCTGCCGGTGATGCGACTAAAGCTGCTCCAAAGCGGAAAGGCGATAAGTCAAATTCAGAGCCAATGCCAAAAACTAAAGCTGGCATGGTTAACGCTATGTACGGTAAGTTACAGGCTATGAAGAAAACTGATCTTCAAGCATCATATAAAAGTATGATGGGCGAAGAAGTTGAAATGGAAGATGACGTAGTCGTCTCTGAGCACAAGGAAGACCTACAAGCACTTATTGCTAATGAAGAAGGTCTTGCGGAAGGTTTTAAAGAAAAAGCCGCAACAATTTTTGAAGCAGCTGTTAATTCAAAAGTGAATGAAGCAGTATCTAAGAAAGAAGCTGAACTTGAAGCAACTATTGCTGAAAGAGTAACAGCTCTTGAAGAGCAGTATGCAACAGAAATTGAAGAAGGTCTCAACGAAACACGTGGAGAGCTTGTTGAGAAAATCGACAGCTATCTAAACTATGTAGTTGAAACTTGGATGGAAGAAAACAAATTGGCTGTAGAAGCTGGTTTGAGAACAGAGATTGCAGAAACATTCATGAACAATTTGAAAGACTTGTTTACTGAATCTTATATCGAAGTTCCAGAATCCAAAATTGATCTTGTGGATGATTTGGTAGAGCAAGTTGAAGAGCTTGAAAACCAATTAAATTCACAAACAGAGAAAAACATGCAAATGTCAGAATCTGTAAAATCAATGAAAAAAGAAGTTTGCATTCGTGAAGCTTCTAAAGACCTAGCAGAAACACAAGTTGAAAAACTTAGAAGTCTTGCTGAAAGTGTTGACTTTACAACCGAAGAAGATTTTGCTTCAAAAATCTCTACACTTAAAGAATCATATTTTGCTCAGAAACCTGTAGAAACTACAGAAGCGCCAGTAGAAATGGTTAATGAAAGTGTTGTAGAAGAAGAAGCAGATGAAACTGAAATTTCAAGCAACATGGATAAATATCTCTCAGCTTTGAGAACATCTTAATTTAAGGGGACAAAAGAAAATGTCTAATACATATAAAAATCTCACAGAGAAATGGGCACCAGTGCTCAATGAAGAATCAGCGGGTAAAATCGAAGATTCTTACAGAAAATCAGTAACAGCTGTTGTTCTTGAGAACCAAGAAAAAGCTCTTGCTGAGCAGCGTCAAGCAGAGCAAGGCTTCTTGACAGAAAGTTCACCATCAAATAACACTGGTTCAGTAGGTAACTGGGATCCAATCCTTATCTCACTCGTGCGTCGTGCTATGCCAAACATGATGGCATATGATGTATGTGGTGTGCAGCCAATGACTGGTCCAACAGGCTTGATCTTCGCAATGAAGTCACGCTATGGTGCAGGTGCAACAAGTTCAACTGAAGCATTGTACAACGAAGCAAATACTGCTTGGGGTGGCGATTCAGGTGGAGCAAACGGTTCAGCAGGTCCATCAGGTCTTTCTGGTGTAACTGATGGTAACGGCGATAGCACTTTAGATGATAACCGTGTAACTACTGGTTTTGCTGGTGGTATGCCAACAGCAGACGGTGAGGCACTTGGTACAACTTCATCTACTTTCAATGAAATGGGTTTCACCATTGAAAAAGCAACTGTGTCTGCAAAAACACGTGCATTGAAAGCAGAGTATAGCCTAGAGCTAGCACAAGACTTGAAAGCAATTCATGGTCTTGATGCAGAATCAGAATTGGCAAATATCTTGTCAACAGAGATTCTTGCAGAAATTAACCGTGAAGTAATCCGTACAATCAACTCACAAGCTAAGACTGGTGCTTCTACAGCTCAAACAGCTCTTAATGGTGTGTTTGATCTTGCGAACGATGCTGATGGCCGTTGGTCAGTGGAGAAGTTCAAAGGTCTTATGGTACAAATCGAGCGTGAAGCAAATACAATTGCTAAAGAAACTCGTAGAGGCCGCGGTAACTTCATCATCACATCATCAGACGTAGCATCATGCTTGTCTGCAACAGGTATGCTTGATTATGCTCCGGCATTAGCAACTAANCTAAATGTAGATGATACAGGTAATACTTTTGCTGGTGTTCTTAACGGACGCACAAGAGTATATATCGACCCATATGCAACAACNGANTATGTAACCGTAGGTTATAAAGGTACTAACGCATATGACGCCGGTGTATTCTATTGCCCATATGTACCACTAACTATGGTACGTGCAGTTGGTGAGAATGACTTCCAGCCAAAAATCGGGTTCAAAACTCGCTACGGCATGGTATCAAACCCATTTGTAGGTGCAAACCCAGCAAGCGGTCTTGCAGCAGCAAAAACCAACCAGTACTACAGAATCTTCCGTGTGGATAACATCCTTAACGCATAAGATTTAAATATAAAAAAAGGGAGGGGTTCAACCCTCCCAACTAAGCTCCATTCGTGGGGCTTTTTTTTATGTCATCTTATTAGACATTTTCATTAACCACTGAAACATGATATTATCAGCCCACTCAGGGTTTTTATTTTTTAAGATTTCAAGAGGAGCTCCTGCAGGACCTTCTTCTTTACGAGCTTCTACATATTCTTCAACAGTAAAGCTTTTAATCAATTCTTTTAGGAATTTAGCTTTAGTAAACGGACCCTTATATTTAAACCGAGCTATGAATAATTCTTTTGGCATACCTACACGTGATGGATGACAGTTAGGAGCAACTTGATCCCATGTTGGCTGACCTTCATAAGTACCTGTGTACTCAAGATAACCACCATGAAAAGTAAATTTAGATTTATCAAACTTAGTCATATCTTTCTCCGATTCTATTTACTCTTACAATATATACTAAAAAACACCGCTTGTAAACCCCTAAAATGGACTTTTTATCAATATAAATAGATATAACTTCAACGGAGAGTCACATGGCAGACCTTACTGAAAATTTTAACTTTTTACAGGCTAGCAACTTTAAGGTTGTTATAGATAGAAAAAAATATGGTAATTTAGAATTTTTTGCTCAAAGAGTTATTCACCCTGGAGTAACAGTTACTGCACCTATAGTACCATATAAACGCATTCAAAGTATTGCTGTTCCAGGAGATACAATTGGTGTTGACGATTTAGCATTTGATGTATTAGTAGATGAAAATATGACAAGTTATGTTGAAGTATATAACTGGTTAGAAAGTCTTGTAGTTACTCCATCAAATAATAAAAATAAAATAATAGCAGACGATGGAAACGTGGTTGATATAACATTGTCTATACTGAGTAGTCATAATAATGTTGTTAAAAAAATTAGATATATAGACTGTGTAGTGACAAATATAGGAACATTATTATTGGAAGCATCTGGTACCGAAACTCCAGTTGTTACGTTTCCGGTAAACTTTAAAATATCATACTTTGAATTAGTATAGATACTATTAATATTGAAATTTATTTATTATGGAGATGCACTTGCTGAATCTTGAAGATATACTTAATGATTGGAAAAAAGACTGTGTAATTGATGAAAGCCATTTGGATAAATCATCAATTGACATAGCAAAACTTCACGCAAAATATTTACAACTTCTTTCTATTTCTAAACTACAATTAAAAAAGACTGAATTAAAGCAGAAAATTTTACTTAAAGATAAGTGGCTATATTATAATGATAAAATGACTCAAGAACAAATAGAAGAAAGAGGTTGGGAATATGATCCTTTTAATGGAATGAAAGTAATGAAAGGTGATATGAATCACTATTATGATTCCGACATAGATATTCAAAAGAGTGAAGAAAGAGTAACTTATTATAAAACCTTAGTTGAAACACTACAAGAAATTGTAACCAATATTAATTGGAAACATCAAACTATAGGTAATATTATAAAATGGAAACAATTTGAAGCTGGTGGTTTTTAGTGGATATAGTTAAAATACAGAAAAAAGATCATGCTAATATGATTATCGGATGCGATTGGGGTATTGCTCAAGAACTATCTGATTATTTTTCTTTTTTTGTTCCTGGTTATAAATTTATGCCTTTATATAAGAATAAGGTATGGGATGGAAAGATAAGATTATTTAATGTAAATAACTGTGAGTTATCTTGTGGTCTTATATCTTATGTAAAAGATTTTTGTGAAAAAAGAAATTATCCGTTAGAATATGAAAAAAGTAAATATGGTTTACCTGAATCATATAATAAAATAAACCCTAATAAAATTATGGAATTTATAAAAAGCCTTGATCTAAAAAGTAAAGGTGAACCTATATCCATAAGAGATTATCAGTTTAATGCTATCTGTGAGGGACTACAAAGAAAAAGATCAATACTATTATCACCTACGGGTTCAGGTAAATCTTTAATTTTATACTGTTTAGCTAAGTATTGGCTTCAGATGCTTACAGATGGATTTAATTATCCAAGAGCAGGAAAAGTTTTAATTATCGTTCCTACTACATCTTTAGTTGAACAAATGTACGGAGACTTTGCCGATTATGGACAAAATCCTACTGGTATGCATAAAATCTATTCTGGTAAAGATAAAGAGTTTGAAAGTGCTATCTGTATAAGTACATGGCAATCCATTTATAAAATGCCGCCTGCTTGGTTTGATCAGTTTGGTATGATCTTAGGAGATGAGTGCCACGGTTTTAAATCTAAATCGCTTACTAATATTATGAATAAATGTAAACTAGCAGAATATCGCTATGGTACTACTGGTACACTTGATGGAACACAAACACATCAGTTGGTATTAGAGGGTCTTTTTGGTAAGGTAATGAAAGTTACTACAACTAGAACTTTACAAGATAATCAAACCCTTGCCGACTTAGAAATTCTTATGATACAGTTACAATATAGCGAAGAAATTAAAAAGCAAATGGTAGGCCTACAGTATCAAGATGAAATAGATTATATTGTAAGATATGAACAAAGAAATAAATTTATAAGAAACCTGGCTCTTGATCAGAAGGGTAATACTTTGGTTCTATTTCAGTTTGTAGAGAAGCATGGAAAGCCTCTTTTTGAACTGATAAATACTAAGGCTAAAGAGGGAAGAAAAGTATTTTTTGTAAGT